AGTCCGGTCTGCCTGCACCACTCGACGAAGAACCTGAACTCGCCTTCGATCGCGGTAGGGGGGCAGATGGCCTTCTTCATCAACTCGAGGCGCTCGGGGGTGAACTCGAGCGGCTGCCAGCGCGCGGGCGGTGCGCCGATCTTCTTCGTGATCTCGATGGCAGCAACGCTGCCGGTCTCTTCCTGCTTCGTTTCCATGTGGTGTTCCCCTGTCTGCGTTGTTCACTGCGACTGCTGTTCGCCACCTTGCTCGTCGACGTCGCCTTCTGCAAGTCCCTGCCGCAGCACGTCGAAGCGCATCTCGATCGCCTCCGACTCGAGCTGCAGATGCTTCGCCCAGGTCGGCTTGAACATCCGGTGCCCGACGCGCGTGGTCGTCGCCTCGTCAATGAGCTTGCGCAGGTCCTCGGCGAGCGCAGCGCGGTGCTCGCCATCGGGCATCGTCTGCACCACCAGCTGGGCGATGCGCATCGACTCGTCAGCGACCTTCTTCCAGTCGGTGACCTGCCGATCCTTCGTCTTCTTCCACGAGATCTTCCCGAACTCGCCGAGCAGCCCGGGGGCGCCACCGATGCGCGCTTCGATTCGGTTCCTCGCCAGCTGCTTCAGCGCCTTCATCCGCTTCTCGACGGTCTGCAGCTTCGCATAGGTGTTGATCGCCTCGAGCAGCGAGGGCTCTGCGGACGGTTGCACCGTCTCGAAGTCCTTCAGCGTCTCGCGCGGGAACGCGCGGGTGATGAACTCGTGGTACCGCTCCGTCGCGTCGGGAGGAGGGGGAACGCGCGCGAGGACGTGGTCCTTCATGAAGCGTTCGGCGATCTCGTAGAGCGAGAGGAAAACCTGCTCGTCAACGATCACGCGGTAGGTGTGGAGCGACGTCTTGTCGAAGTCCACCGCGAAATCGACGATCTGCTGCTGCGCGACGCTGCCCTCCCAATGCGCCTGCACGAGGTACTCATCCGGGATCGAGTCGGTGTCTTCGTCTCCCCACAGGTGCCGCATGCGCCAGTTCGTGCTCTTCACCTGGAGCAGCTTCTCCGCGTCGGAGACGATCGTCTTCAGCCGACGCCCGTCCCCGCGCGCCTCGGCCGACGCGTACACCGCGCGATCGGGAGTCGCGACCGCGAAGGGCAGCTTCGGGTGCCGAAGCGTGTCGACCATCGAGAGGAACCGCTTCGCGCGCTTCGCCCACACCCGTGCGATCGGCGCTTCGATCTCAACGCCCAGGTCGGCCGCGTAGCTGTCGAGGTCCGGTCCGATCCCGAGCTTCGCTTCGTAGATCGCGATCGGGCTCGACCACTTCGAGAGCCCCGCGAGTGCTGCGATCTCGGACGCACCGATGCCAGTGCGCCGCATCTCCTGCTGCCTCTTGTTCAACCCGCTCATGTGTTTCCCCTGTCTGCGCCGCGCGAAGTGCTCGGCCTGGCGACAGTGAGCGCAGCCCGGGCGCAAAGGCAAGTGCCGCTTCCTCGCGCGCGCGTGCATCAGATCGCCCGCATCGATCAAGCGATCTCGATCTGATTTTTGGATCGCGCAAACGCTCGCGACGTCGAAGCTTTTTTTTTCAGGTTGACTCGCCTTCTCCGGCCGAGCTTCCTCGCGCGCGGCCTCCGACGGCGCATGTCACCAGCGAAGTACGACGCGCATCGACAACGCGACCTCGAGCCTTCCTCGTCGATCGATCGATCGCCTCCCCAAAAAAATGATCAACGAACCGCCGGTGCCTCCCGGTGTGCGACGGAGAAACCTGCACCGCACTGCGGTCGGTGTGCTCGGCGATCGTTGGATCGATCACGTAGGGAGTTCGCGCTCGCGCTTCGTCCTTCGAAGCTGTGGACTCGACGGGTGACTTCGACGCACAGTGATCGGCGCAGGAACTCGCAGGCAGGGGAACAACACATGACGGAGAGGAGGCTTTCGATCTGGCAAGAGGTCTGGTCCGAGATGCAGGCGCTGCGTGAGGTGCGGCTCGAGAAGCTCGGGCGCCCGTCGCTGCGTGAGGGACGCAGGCCGGAAGAGGTGAACGCGCTGTTGCGCAACGCGATGGCCTCGCTGCTCGCGCTCTGCGGGGAGCGGTGGGCAGACGGCGCAGACGCGTACCTGTTGCTCGCGTGGGAGGAGTACTTGCGCGACGAGTGGGCGAGCACGCTTACGCCTCCGTTCCCGCTGCAGGCCTTCCTGGCTCCGGTGGTGCTCGAGCGCTGCTGGCGCGCGGCCGAAGCCGAGATGGGGGCGCCTCGATGACGCCCGACGTCGAGCAGTGGGTGATCGGCGCGCTGCTGGCTGCCGAGGGTGCGGTGCTGCGGAGCAACGCGCAGGCGCTCCTCACGCAGGCCGCGCTCCCGGCCGAGGCGTTCACCGACCTCCGCGCGAAACACGTCTTCCTCGTCGTGACGAAGCTCGCCTCCCTCGGGCGTCCGGTCAGCATCGAGACGGTCTACGGCTACGGCCGGGGGACGAAGCTTTTCTCAGAGAAGGACCTCGGCTGGCTCCGTGAGTGGGAGTCGAACGCGATCGTCATCGACCGCGCGAAGTTCGGCGATCTCGCCGACGGCTTGCGCCGCACCGCGCACGTGAAGCTGCTCACCACCGCGCTCGAGCAGCACCTCGAGACGCTGCGGCATCACCAGGAGCCCGACGTCACAGCGATCGCCGACGCGCTGCAGGACCTGGCGACCAACACCCGCGCGAGCACCGCGAACGAGGAGAGCACCGGTGACATGGATCTCGCATCCGTCGACGACGACTGGCAGCGCGCGGAGAACGGCGCTCCGATCGGGATCGTCCCCACCGGGATCCCTGCGATCGACGAGAGCCTCCGTGGATTCGTGCCGAACCTCAACGTGCTGATCGGTCCGCCGAGCGGTGGCAAGTCGGCTACCGCCGCATCGATGATCGAGCGCCAGCTGCTGGCCGGGTACCGCGTCGGGTTCTTCGGCCTCGAGGACGGCTCGAAGTGGATCCCGCGTCGACTGGTGGCGCGCGATCTCGGCTGGCCGCTCGTCGACGTCGGCCGCAAGGTGCGCGACCACGCGACGCAGGTGAAGCTCGCCGACGTCTACGACCGGCTGCGCGCGCCGCTCGCCCAGCTGCGCACGTACCCTCGCGGAGGCATCACCACCGGGAAGCTCTTGCAGATCGCCTCGCGGTGGGTGCAGCGCGATGCAACCGGGCGCCCGGGCGTCGACATCATCTGGATCGACCACGGAGGCGAGCTCGACCACAGCTCCGACAAGGTGGAGGAGCACCGGCTGCGCGTCGGGCTCTCGTACAAGCGGCTCCGTGACTTCGCGGTCGAGAACAACGTGCCGATCGTCTCGCTCGCGCACACGCGGCGCCGCAACGACAACGACACCGAGCCCCGGCCTCCCAGGCCCGACGAGGTTCGCGACTCGAGCGACATCGAGAACGCTGCGCGGTTGATGTTCGGCATGTGGGAGTCACCCGACGAGCGCGAGCACTTCCGCATCACCTCGCTGAAGGTCACCGAGGCCGAGCGCAACGTGACCTGGCGCATGCCCAGGCTGAAGCCGTGCGCGCTGGTCGATCCCGAAGGCGTCGAGGTGGTGAACCTGCAGGCCGAGCGCAACGCGAAGGCGAAGGCGAAGCGTGAAGAGAAGGAGGCCGAACGTGCAGCCGCGCGTGCGAAGCGCGAAGCAGAGAAGGCCGCGTCGAAGAACGAGAAGGCAAAGAAGACGGCGCAGGGCTCGATGTTCTCGGAGGCGAAATGAACTGGCGAATGGTGCTGCCGTACCCCCCGAGCGTGAACTCGCTCTATCGACACCGCGTGATGGGTCGCCACGCGATCACCTACAAGACGCCCGAGCATCGGGACTACATGGGAGCCGTCGGGCATGCGCTCCGCGTGCAGCAACTGCGCGACCCGACCTGCAACGCGTTCCCGATCGACGCGCACCACCGGTTGATCGTCACCGTCGACCTCTACCGGCCGCGTCGGATTGGCGACATCGACAACCCGATCAAGGCGTTGTTCGACGCGATGACGCTCAACGAGATCTGGAGCGACGACGAGCAGGTGATCGACCTGCACCTGCGACGCTTCGACGACAAGACCAACCCGCGCGTCGAGGTGACGATCGAGATCGCGCAGCTTGACTCTCAGATCCTCGTGCGGGACGGTGAAGGCGAACAACGCAGGAAGGGGAGCACCACATGACGACCGAAACGAAGAACGCGCTCGAGCAGCTTCGCGAGCGTTTGCAAGGCCACGCACGCGTCCAGGTGTGCACGCTCGAGGCGAAGGACTGCGCGGAGCTCGTGCTCCTCGTCGACCAGGCGCTCGACGACGCGCGCGCGCTCAACGGGCAGAAGATCGGCGAAGGGCTTGAAGCCATGGTGGCAAGGTCGCTACTGCGCGAGTGCATCGCCAATTCGCCCGGTCGGCAGAGCGATTGGCGCACGCGCGTCGAGCGGTTCCTGGCTGGCGCGAAGGACGTCGAGGCTGCGTTGCTCACGCACAAGGCGGCCGGGTGCGCGTGCGGTGGTGATGCTCCGTGGCCTTCGGGACCGCACGAGGCTGCGTTGTCCGTCTCCCTGGAGCCGATCGTGCGGCGCGACCGCGAGATCGATCGTCTCGCAGGGATGATCCGCTTTGCCGAGTGGGGTGGTCGCGCGTCTCGGCCTTCACCTGATGCCTGCCCGTGGTGCAACAACCCGCCACCGATGCACGCGGTGCTCTGTCCGATGTTCAACGGGAAGGGCGAGATCCGATGAGCGCGCACACCCATCGGGTGTTGACCGCGTCAACGAACATGCGCCGCGCGACTCCGAAGTACTTCTACGACTGGCTCGACGGGCAGCTTCACTTCACCGTCGACGTCTGCGCTGACGAGCAGAACTACAAGCACCCGCGTTTCTTCAGCGAGCGAGACAACGGGCTTGCGCAGTCGTGGGCTGGCGAGACGTTCTGGATGAACCCTCCATACGGAAGGCAGACGCCTGCCTGGATGTCGAAGGCTCGTGACGAGTCGATGGTGACGCGCGCGATGGGAGCCGTCCTCGTTCCAGCGCGAGTCGGGACCGACTGGTGGCGCCGCTTCGTGCTGCAGCATGACGGGCAGGCCGGGAAGCTGCGCGAGGTGCGTGCCGATCCGAAGGTGGCGATCGTCTGGTACAGGTGGGCGCTGCTGACGGTCGGCGTGTACTTCCACGACGAGCGGATCGAGTTCGACGGGCTCGAGACCGGCGCTCCGTTCGACGCATCGGTCATCTTCTACGCGCACCCGACGCGGCACCCGGTGAAGCCCAGGCTCCACTCGACGCTCCCGGCGCATCGCGAATGGCCGATGCTGATCGAGGGTTGGCCGTGATCCTGCGCACCGGAGACGCCGAGGCTGAGGTGTGGCTTGAGGCCAGCGGAGATCGCAGCTACTGCGTGACGATCAGGTCGCGTCGCAACGGCAAGCTCGGCACCAAGCAGTTCAACCGCGTCAGTTACCTCCTCTTCGTTGAACGGTGGGACGGCGATGAAGGCCGCGCTGATGTGCCGATCTACGAGGCGAAGTGCTCGACGTTTCAGCGCGCGATGACGCTCGGGCGCTGCGCGGCAGCCCGCATGGAACGCAAGGCATCGCGATGACGTTGCGCCGACAGCCCGCTCGTGACACCGTTGCACCCGCTCGCGCGTCTTTCCCCCTGCCTGCCGCGCTGAGCACCTCTCCATTCGCATCGACCGGATCGCACAGCGCCTCGGCCAGCGCACGGGAGAGGTCTGTCGACTCGCTGCCCGAGTGGCCTCCGTCATCGAACGGCTGGCGCGCGGTCGACGAGAGCCCTGGCTGGGTCGACTCGACTCCCGAGCCGCGCAGGATGCGGCCTGCCGACTTCAACGAGTGGACACCGAAGGGGCGTGACACGCTCGCGCGCATCCTTCGTCGAACCATCGAGCGGAACCGGAGCACGCCATGACTGACCGTCGCATCGAGTACCTGACGCTCGCCTCGCTGAAGCCGCACCCGCGCAACCCGAAGGACCACGACATCGGGGAGATCTGCAGGTCGATCACCAGGTTCGGCTTCAACGACGCGGTGATCATCGACGAGCGCACCGGGCGCCTCGTCAGCGGGCATGGTCGCGTCGAAGCCCTGCGCGCGCTCGCGAAGGAGTGGCGCCCGACGGAGGGAGGGAAGATGCCCGAGGGCATCAAGCTGCAGGCTGGCGAGTGGTGCGTCCCGGTGCAGCGCGGCTGGGCCTCGCGTGACGAGACGGAGGCCGAGGCGTTCATCGTCGCCGCCAACCGGCTGGTCGAGATCGGCGGCTACAACGACGAGAACCTCGAGGCGATCCTCCGCGACCTCGCGCAGGCGAACGCCCTCGACGGCATCGGCTTCGATCGCGACGACGTCGACGACCTGATCAGGCGCACCCATCCTCCCGAGATCGGATTCCCTGGGCTCCCGTTCGGAGAACGCAGTGGGGTGCAGCAGGTGACGTTCACGCTGTCGGCTGCGCAGGCCGTACTCGTGAAGGAGGCGATGAACGCTGCCGGTGACACCGCTGACGACACCGGGAACCAGAACCGAAACGGGAACGCGCTCGCGAACGTGTGCAGGAAGTTCCTCGCTGCCCGGAGCCCGTCATGACCTGGGCTGCGAAGGATCTCCGGGTCGCGCCGATCGATGGCGACGCGGCGCGCGAGTTCGTGAAGCGGAACCACTACAGCGGGAAGGTGGTGAACAACTCCCAGCTCCACCTCGGGGTGTTCCTGCCCGACAAGCGACTCCACGGGGTGATGCAGTTCGGGCCTCCGCTCGACAAGAAGAAGATGCTCGGGCTCGTGAAGGACACCCGCTGGGATGGAATGCTCGAGCTCAACCGAATGGCCTTCGACGCTGACCTCCCACGCAACAGCGAGTCGCGTGCGATCTCGGTGGCGATGCGGTTGCTGCGGAGGAACTACCCACAGATGGAGTGGATCGTCTCGTTCGCCGACGGAACGCAATGTGGCGATGGCACGATCTACCGCGCGAGCGGGTTCGTGCTCACCATGATCAAGAAGTCGGAGAACCTGGCGCGCCTCGCGAACGGCACCGTCATTCACAAGATGACGCTCGAGAGCAACCCAACCTCGAAGCGTTCCGAGTTCGGTGGCCTCAGCTACTACGAGATCACCGGGGGACGATTCGATTGGTCGAAGTTCGTCGAGGCAACCGGAGCGACGGTGCTGCCTGGGTTCCAGCTGCGGTACGTGTACTTCCTGAACCCGGCCGCGCGCGCACGGCTCGCCGTTCCCGAAGTCCCGTTCGAGGAGATCGACAAGTCGGGTGCGCGCATGTACCTTGGCCAGCGCGGCGGAAATGGCTCGCCCGGTGGCACCACCACTGGAGAGGACGGTTCAACTCCGATCTCGCCGCTTGCGGAGCCCTCCCGTGGGTAACCCGGTTGAGGTCGTGGTGTTCTCGCACCGCGCGACGACGAGCAGCCGACATCCCGGCCGCACGTTCGAGGGCACCGTGAAGGCGACCACGAGGCGCGCGCTGTGCCCGAAGTGCGGAACATGGTGGCGCGGGGGAATGGGTCCGCACGCCCCGCGCTGGGTGGATCGCAACGGTGCGCACGTGCAGGTTGACTGCGCTGGCGACGAGGTGACGCGATGAACGACGCGAAGCCGAACTGCCAGAAGTGCAACACGCAAGGCTCGCTGGTCGCTGCCGAGGTTCGGCAGTTCGGGGTGCACATCTGCCTGCGCGTCGCATGGCGCGCGTGGCACACCGAGGCGTGCTGCCGTCACCTCGAGGATCCTGGAGCGACCTGCATCTGCAGGCCACCGCACACCGAGAGTCACGCAGTGGGGTTCGGCCGATGATCTGGATCTTCATCGGGTACCTGCTGGTCACGTTGCCACTGGCGCACGCGATCGGTGTCGGAATTGCCAGAGGACAGGGGAACAACGATGGCAAGCAGCGAGAGGATGACGCACGCAGGCAAGCAAGGCCTGGCAGGACTGACGATGCGACACGCGACTGAGTTCGGCATCGGCTTCTGCGCGCAGCTCAACGTCGTCGACGGGAGGCCGGTGCACGGCAAGAGAGCGATGCGCCTCTTCCGTAAGCACGGGCTGCGAGGCGACACCCGCGCGTGCGACGGGAAGCGGATCGTCAACGCCGAGTACGACCGCAAGGAGGTGATCTTCTCGATGTTCCTCCCGTCGAGCGTTCCGAGCTGCCCCAAGTGCGCGGTGCTGCGCGACGAAGCGCTCATCCTCTTGGATGTCCCGCGCGGTGTCGGCGCCTCGGTCATCATTACGTCTGGCGATCACGTCATCACCTCGCTCGAGGTCCTCTCGCTCGCCCGCTGACGCCCGGTGTACGGTAGGTGCGTGTCCACCTCCCACGCCCCAGCCCCTGCCCAGCCGATCGTGAAGCGCGGTCGCGGTCGACCGTCGAAGATCACCCCGGCGCTCATCCAGAAGATCGCCGACGTCGTTCGCAGCGGCTGCTACCTCGACACCGCCGCGCGTTTCTGCGGCATCGACAAGGTCACGTTCCACAGCTGGATGAAGAAGGGACACGAGCAGAAGCGCGGGCTCTACCGAGATTTTCTCAACGCGCTCGAGGAGGCGCAGGCTGCTGCAGACGTTCGCGACCACGCGACCATCACTGCCGCGTCGAAGCGCGACTGGAAGGCTGCCGAGGTGCACCTGAAGCTGCGGCACCCTGGGCGCTACGCGACGAAGAAGATCGAGGCGTCCGGTCCCGACGGGAAGCCGATCGCAGTGCAGAGCTCCGTCGAGGCCTCGCTGCTCGAGTTGTTCACCAAGCTCGCCTCCGACGATGCGCCGAGCGAATGAAGACGACGCGTCGCTGCTGCAGCGCGTGGTGCGCAGGCATGGTGTCGAGCGCACGCTCGGGCTGCTGAACCCGGAGCAGCAGCGCGCGCTCCCGTACATCTGGCCGATCGTCGCGCGGCCGAAGCAGCGCGCGCCGAAGCTCGCCACGAACAAGAAGCCTTGGCGCTGGTGGCTGCTGCAGGCCGGTCGCGGGTTCGGGAAGACGCGCTCGGCTGCCGAGTGGGTGCGCGAGAAGGTGAAGCGCATGCCTGGCTCGCTGGGCGCGCTGATCGGTCAGACGCCCGACGACGTTCGGCTCATCCAGATCGAGGGACCGTCGGGGCTGCTTGCCATCACCCCGGCCGACGAGCGCCCCGTGTGGGAGCCCGCGAAGGGGAAGCTCACGTGGCCCAACGGGACCGTCGCGATGGTCTTCTCCGGTGCCAACCCAGGGGAGCTTCGCGGTCCGCAGTTCCATTGGGCGTGGGTCGACGAGCTCGCGAAGTTCGCGAAGGCGAAGGAACTCTTCGACATGCTGTCGATGGCGCTGCGCCTCGAGTTCCTCGGTGCGAAGGAGGAATGCGATCGGCAGCCGCAGTGCTGCATCTCGACGACGCCCAGGCCGATCTCCGTGCTGCGCGACCTCGCGAAGCGTTCGAACTGCGTCGTCACGCGCGGCAGCACCTACGAGAACCGGGCGAACCTCGCCTCGTCGTTCATCAGCGAGATGCTCGAGGCCTACGAGGGGACGCGTCTCGGCGATCAGGAACTCTTCGGCAAGCTGCTCGACGACGTTCCAGGTGCGCTGTGGCAGCGCGCGTGGTTCGAGCGCCCAGGGTTCCGCGTGAAGCGACGCGACGACCTGCGCATCTTCGATCTCATCGTCGTGGCCATCGACCCGGCCGTCTCGAATGCTGACACCGCCGACGAGACCGGGATCGTGGTGGTCGGCATGTGGCGAGATGAACGCGGGCGCCGCAAGTACCATGTGATCGACGACCGCAGCATCTACGGCACCGCGCAGCAGCGCGCGCACGCAGCGATCGTCGCGCTCGCCGACTACGAGGCCAACGGGTTCGTCGTCGAGACGAACAACGGAGGCGACTGGATCCCGGCTGTCATCCGCGCGGAGTGGGCAGCGATGCAGGCAGAGGATGCCTGGCGCACGAAGCTCGCAGGGCAAGCCCCGGTGCACGTCGTCACTGCGACGCGCGGGAAGCACGTTCGCGCCGAGCCGATCAGCACGCTCTACGAGCAGCTGGCCACCTTCTCCCATGAGCCTGGGCTCGAGGTGCTCGAGGACCAGCTGGTGACGTGGAGCCCGCTGCTCGCAGAGAAGTCACCGGACCGCTTGGATGCCCTCGTGTGGGGAGCGACGTACCTCTCGACGGCGAAGGTGGTGGTGCTGACGTAGCTGCTCCGGTGTGACACCCTGCGCGCATGGCGAACTCTCTCTGGCAGCGCATCAAGGGGCTGTTCGGCGCAGGTGGCATCGCGTCGTCTTCGGCCGGTGGTCTTCTCGGCTCGGTGCTGCAGTCGGGGAAGGCCCCGACGCGCGGGACGAAGGAGCTGCTCCAGGCCTACCGGACGCACCCGTGGTTCCACACCGTCGTCCACCGCATCGCTGGCGAGGTGTCGCAGCAGCACTTCAAGCTCTACCGGTCGAAGAAGTCGCAGCGCATGGAGTCGAAGCGCGTGAAGTCGTCGATCGGCTACGCGCCGCACGACGCCGTCGAAGTCGACACGCACCCGCTGCTCGCGCTGCTCGAGAACCCAAACCCGAAGTTCACGCGCGCGATGTTCTTCCACCTCGTCAGCGCGTACCTCGACACCAAGGGCGAAGTGCCGATCGTCATCGAACGAGGCGCCAACGGCCAGCCGAAGGAACTCTGGCCTGTGCCTCCGCACTGGCTCGCCGAGATCCCGCACCAGGGGTTCCCCTTCTACCGGTTCTCCTTCGGCGCCTGGCAGCGAACCATCCCTGAAGACGATGTGATCTACCTCGCGCACCCCGATCTCGAGCAGCCCTACGCGCGCGGGGTGGGCACCGGGGAGACGCTCGCCGACGAGATCGACATCGACGAGTTCGCGACGAAGCACCTCAAGTCGTGGTTCTTCAACCGCGCGCTGCCTGACGTCTTCCTCTCCGTCGAAGGCGTGACGAGCGAGGCCGAGGCGCTGCGCTACGAGGAGAAGCTGCGCGGGAAGCATGGTGGTCGGCAAAAGGCGTTTCAGGTGCACGTGACCAGCGGCAAGGTCGACGTGAAGCAGCTGGGCCATACGTTCCGCGAGCAGCAGCTGCCGGAGCTTCGCAGCCAGCAGCGAGACACCGTGATGCAGGTCTTCGGGGTGCCTCCCGAGATCATGGGCATCGTCGAGAACAGCAACCGCGCGACGATCGACGCGGCCGAGCTGATCCTGACCCGCTTCGTCGTGGTGCCTCGCGTGTCGTTTCTTGCGGACGGTTTCACCCATTGGGCGAAGCGCGAGTACTCCGACGATCAGCTGACGCTCGGGTTCGAGAGCCCGGTTCCGCAGGACGCGGCATTCGCGCTCGAGGTGATGACGTCGCAGCCTGGGCTGTTCACCAAGAACGAGTGGCGTGAGCTCGCAGGCCGTGCGCCGGTCGACGGCTGGGACGAGGAGTACGCTGAGCGCGCTGCGACACCGATGCTCGGCGTAGGAGACCCGGCAGCCGATGACGAGGGCGAAGAGCCTGCCGACAAGGAGGAGCCCGACGAGGTCGAGCCCGATGACGAGGTCGACGGTGAAGAGAAGTCCGTCAGGAGGTGGCTTCGAGTGGTGGGCACTTCGACGCGAGGTAAGCGAGGCTGACATCACCCGCGCCGCGCACGCGATGCGAGGCGAGCGGCTGGAGAAGCACGTCACCCCGAAGCTAAAGAAGGGCATCGAGCGATGGGGGCAGAAGGTGCTCGACAAGCTCGGAGCCGAGGTGGCGTTCGACCTGCGCAACCCGATCGTCGACGACTTCTTGCACGCCTGGCGTGAGCAGAAGATCGTCGGCATCACCGACACCGCGCGGGATCGCGTGACGAGCACCCTGCGCGCTGCGGTCGCAGAAGGACTCGGCATCGACGAGATCAAGCGGCGCCTGCGCGAGGAGTTCGAGGACATGACGCGCGGGAAGGCCGAGGTCATCGCGCGCACCGAGGTCGTCGGCTCGAGCAACGCGGCGAACCTTGCCGCGTACCAGATGAGCGGGCTCGTCGACGCGAAGGAGTGGCTGGCCGTGCAGGACACTTCGACGCGCGAGACGCACGCTGCGCTCGACGGGCAGCAGACGACGGTGCGCGGGGAGTTCATCTCCGAGAGCGGCGCCACCACGCAAGGGCCTGGGCTGTTCGGCATTCCTGGCGAGGACATCAACTGCCGGTGCACGGTGCGGCCGGTGCTGAAGGACGCCGTCTCGCCCGTCGGCGAGGAGCGCGCGCTCGAGTGGCGCGGCTACGTCGACGCCCTGAAGCCCTTCGAAGACGACGTGCGCGAAGCGACGGCCGAGGTGTTCGGGCTCTGGTTGGGTGACGTCGTGCAAGCCCTTGGATAGGGTGGGCGCATGTCCACCTCTCCCACTGCGCCCGTTCCCGTTTTCGACCCGTCGACCGCTTCGCCGATCATGAAGTTCTTCGGGTTTTCGCATCTGCAACCCGGTCCGCTCCGTGAGACGTCGCAGCTGTTCGGCGAGCTCGCGCTCAAGATCGACGCGCTGCAGCCCACCAGCCAGGCCGGGAAGGCCGAGAAGGCGACCGCGCTGCGCAAGCTGCTCGAGGCGAAGGACGCCGCAGTGCGCTCGGTGCTCCCGTGACGCTGCACCCGCTCGACATGCCGCACCTCCCGAAGCAGGACCGCACCGAGATCGACGCGGCCGAAGCTGCGTTCAACGCTGCGCGCGCGCGCTTCGTGGCTGAATACGATCGGCGCCACAGCGAGACGCCGCGCCTGGTGTACGCGGCGCGCCTCCGGTGCAAGTGCGGCGCGGGTGTCGCCTACCTCACGAGCGCCGGGGTGTGGGGCTCGTGGTTCTGCTCGGCCGTCCTGAAGGGCGAAGGCGGACCGGCCGAGCACGACAAGGAGCGCCCGTTCGCTTCCTTCGAGATCACCAGCGAGCTGCAGCCGTCAGCCGAAGGCCAGACCACGCGACCCAAGGAGAGCACCCGATGAAGCGCAACACCCGACCCGCAGTCGTTTCCCCGCTCGAGTGGCGAGCACTGCAGAAGCAGGGCAAGTCGGTGGGCATCGCGCGCGCCGCGCCGATCGTTCGCGAGGCTGACGGGACGGTGTCCTTCGTCGCGTCGACGCTGAGCGCGGACCGCTACGGAGACACGATCGACCAGACCGGCTGGGTGACCGACTCGTTCGAGAAGAACCCGGTGCTCCTGTGGGCGCACAGCTACTCGACGCCCCCGGTCGGCAAGGTCGGCTCCCTGGACAAGTCGGGGAACCTGACCGCGAAGGGCTGCGAGTTCACCCCGAAGGAGATGCACGAGTTCGGCGATCAGGTCGGCCAGATGGTTCGAGCCGGGTTCCTGAACACCGTCTCCGTCGGCTTCATGCCGCTCGAGTGGGAGGAACGCTACGACGAGGGTGGGCGCTTCCTCGGGTACCACTTCAAGCGCATGGAGCTTCTCGAGATCTCGGTGGTCCCGGTTCCCGCGAATCCGCAGGCGCTCGTCGAGGGGAAGTCGTTCGCGAAGTCCCTCGCCGACTGGTGCCAGACGCCCGACGAGTCCGCACCGCTTGCCCGCTCCTTCCAGGCCGAGGTGGCAGGGTTCCTCAAGGCTGCCGACGACATGCAGACGCACGCAGACGAGGCGAAGGATGAAGGCGCGTTCTCCGAGATGCTCGGGCTGCTGAAGCAGATCGCCGCGAACACCAAGCGGCACGCCGAAGCCACCGAGGCGCTCGTGCGCGCACTGAAGGCCCCCGACGTCGAGCCTGAGCATGTCGACGGGGAGGCGCCTGGCGACATCATGCGCTTCCTGGCGCAGCCGCTCCCTGTTGTGCCCGAGGCCTCCCTCGAAGAGGATGCCAACGACTCCCCCCTCGTCCGGGCGCTGCTCGGCGCCGAGGGCTGAACCCGCGCGTGAGCGCATCACCCGCAGCACCAGAGGAACACCATGACGGACGCAGAGAAGAAGGCGCTCGAACTGAAGGCGAAGCTCGAGGCGCAGGAGAACGCGGCGAAGTCGCTCATCGCGAGCACCGTTGCCGAGCAGCTCGCTCCGGTGACGAAGGCGCTCGGTGAGGTCGTCGAGCTCATGAAGGCGAAGGCCACTGGCGAGTCGAAGAGCGCGACGAACCACATGGCCGGGGTGGGCAGCTCGGCTCCTGCGATCACCGGGAAGCAGGTCGAGGTGCCGAAGGGCATCCGCGCCAGCCGCGTGCTGAAGGCGACCCTCGCGGCGCGCCTCGGTGGCAGCAACGACGTCGAGGGCAAGCTCAAGGCGTGGGGCTACCACGAGGAGGCCTCCGTCTTCGCGAAGGAGAAGGCCATGACGCAGAACGTGTTCGCCGAAGGTGGCGCGCTCGTTCCCGCCGAGTACTCGGCCGAGCTCATCGAGCTGCTCCGCAACAAGACGGCGGTGCGTCAGCTGGGCGCGCGGGTGCTGCCGATGGGCGCCTCGCTCGAGATGCCCAGCCAGGACCAGGCCGGGACCGCGTACTACGTGGGCGAGGGCATCGCGATCACGCTCAGCGAGCAGAAGGTCGGCTCGATGAAGCTCTCCGAGAAGAAGCTCGCGGGCCTCGTGGTCGTCTCGAACGATCTCATCCGCAACGCGGTCTTCTCGGCCGAGGAGTTCGTGCGTGATGACCTCGTGCAGGTGCTCGCGCTGAAGGAGGACTACACCGCGCTGTTCGGCACCGGTGGCGAGTACTCCCCGCGCGGCCTCGTGTCGCTCATCGACGCGAGCCACCAGTACGCTGCGACGGCTGCTGCGCCCACCGCGCCGACGCTCGCCGAGGTGAAGAAGGAGCTCGCGAAGGCGAAGCGCAAGCTCAAGACGGCCAACATCCCGATGGTTCGCCTCGGCTGGGTCATCAGCCCCCGCACCGAAGAGTTGCTGTACAGCATCACCGACGGCAACGGGAACTCGGTGTTCCAGGCGGCGCTCGACAGCGGCACGCTGCACGGTGCGCCGGTGATCGTCACGAACCAGATCCCGGAGAACCTCGGTGGCACCTCCGACGAGTCGCGCATCATCTTCGGCGACTGGTCGCAGTTCCTGATCGGCGAGTCGATGCAGCCGCAGATCGAGGTGTTCCCCAACGCGGCCTACGACAGCGCCGGGACGGTGAAGTCGGGCATCTCGCAGGACCAGTCGGTGGTCCGCGCGCTGGCGAAGCACGACTTCAACACGCGGTACAACAAGGCGTTCGTGATCGTCGCGAACCGCTGGGGCGCCTGATCCACTGACGAGAGGCCGGGGCTTCTGACCGGCCTCCCGTCACCACCTCGCATCACCGAAAGAGAGACTCACCATGCAGAGCAGCCTCGCAAACCGCGACCTCGCGTCGCAGATCAAGGTCGTCGGCCTCACCGCGCAGTCGGGTGTCGCGGCCGGTACTGGCGACAACACCGAAGTCACCTCCGACGCGATCGATCGCGTTCCCACCGGCCTGCCGATGTTCCTCTCGGCCGTCTTCGTCGCTGCGTACCTGACGACGGTGCAGGCCGCGCAGACGCTGAAGATCACGCTCAAGATCTCCGAGAGCGACGACGGTTCCAGCTGGGGCGCCGACGAGACGCTCCTGAACGCGGTGACGATGGAGACCGGGCTCGTCACGGCGAAGAAGTCGGCCTACGAGCTGGGCATCGACCTCTCGAAGCGCAAGCGGTACGTGCGCTTCAAGGTCACGCTCGACCTGTCGGCTGGCGCGGCCGACACCTTCGTCTACGCCTCGAGCCTCGTGCTCGGTGGCAGCGACGACCTGCCGGTCTGATCGGCAGCCGCTGGTCATGTCACGGCCTCCTGCTTGTGCTGAGCAGGAGGCCGTGGTGTTTTCGGGGCCATGAGAAAGCCCCCTCCCGGTCCATTCGCTGAAGTTCACGCCGAAAACGATGCGCGTCTCCCGGTGACCCTCCTGCGTTCCGCCAAGGCGTCGAACGGGCAGGAGTTCCTGAGCGGCCAGGTCGCAGGCTTCACCGAGCGCTCAGCCGTCAGCCTGGTGACGCATGGCGCCGCGCTGGCCTTCGTCACCGAGCAGAACGTCGACCAGTGGGGGCGTGCGTTTGCCCGCGCAGGCGTGAAGCCCCCGGAGATCGAGTGCTGCACCGGGCCTTTCGTCGACCACGTTCGCCTCCGCATGGCTGAGCTCGAGGCCGAGGAGCGCATGGCGCGCGAGGATGCCGACGCGGCCGAGAAGACGAAGCTCGAGGCCGAGCGCAACGCGCAGGCGATGATCGACGCGGCGCGCGAACGCGAAGCCGCAACGCAGGTTCCGGTGCAGACGTCCGCGACCGTCTCGAACGCAGATCTCGCGGCCGAAGACGCGCACGACCCTGCGCCCGCTCCGACGCCCCCGCAGCCGATCACGATCACGAAGCGCGGCAGCAAGACGCCGCGCGGCTGAACCCACGCAGCACCTGAAAGGACACCCCAATGGCAGCGCTCGTCTACCCGGCCGGTAAGGCCGCAGTCATGAACGGAGGCATCGACCTCGACACCTCCGATCTTCGCGTGCAGCCGGTGCAGGCGACGTACACCGCGAGCGTCGCGCACGCGAACCTCTCCGACGTCCCCGGAGCACAGCGCACCGGAACGGCGGTTGCGCTCGCGTCGAAGAGCATCATCACCCCGACGAACCCGAACGCGAACGCCCGCGCGCTCGACGCGGCCGACACCTCGCTCGGCACCCTGGCTGCGGCCGGGAACGCGCTGGTGATCTACCTGCACACCGGAAGCGAGGCGACGTCGACGCTGCTCGCGTACATCGACGGCATCTCCTGGACGGCCGGTCAGTCGGTGACCGCGCAGTGGTCGGCCGACGGCATCTTCTACCTGAACTGAAAGGCACCACGACCATGAGTCTCCTCTCCATGAAGATGAAGCAGCCTGGCGAAACCACTGCGGCAGGCGTGTTGGCGCACGTGCCGTGTTCGGTGACTGCGATCCACGACGCCCCCGAGGCTCGCGAGATCTCGGTGCACATGCGCCCGGTGAATCGGCCTGAGCTCGGCGCTGTCGATCTCGTGCTGCGCGAGGACGATCGCGACCAGGCGCTGCTCGCAGTCGAAGCAGGGACGCTGGTTGTCGGTGCCACCTTCAACCTGACGATCGCGCTGGGCTGAGGTGACCCGTGGCCGACACGAAGATCAGCGGGCTCGCGCAGCTCACCGGCGCCGGTGCAGTCGCTGACGCCGACGAGCTCGTCATCGTCGACAAGTCCGATGCGACGATGGCTGCGAGCGGCACCGACAAGCGGCTGACCGTCGCTGATCTCGCGAAAGCCATCAGCGAGGGAGGGCGGCTGAACCTCGCTGACCAGTCGCCACCATCGGCCCCTGCGTCGGGGCTGACCATCTACACGCGCCCGCGCGCCGGGCGACGGTTCGTCGAAATGATGGGGCCGAGCGGGCTCGACACGTCGCTTCAGCCGGCGCTCTTCGGCAACAACGTCGTGCTCTGGCTCCCTGGCACTGGCACGACCGCGTCGATTGCGTTCGGCAAGTCTTGGACGGTCGGCGCGACGCAGGCGCACCCGGCGCTCGCCACGACCAACCTGCTGACGTCGATGTCGCGAGCGACGTTCACGACAAGCACGACAAGCGGCAACGCGTCGGGCGTGCGCATGTCGGCGTCGCAGTTCTGGCGAGGCAACGCAGCCGGGCTCGGCGGGTTCTTTTTCTTCGCCCGTTTTGGTGTCGTGACGTTTCAGAGCGCGATGCAGATCTGGTGCGGGCTCTCCGCTACCACCGGCATTCTGGCGGGTGAGCCGAGCGCGCAGAACAACACCGTGTGCATCGGCAAGGACACCGCCGACGTCAACTGGCAGTTGATGTTCCGCAGCGCGTCCGCAGTGACGAAGGTTGACCTCGGGCTCGCGGTCGCAGCGAACCAAGTGCTCGACGTGATGTTTTTCGCGCCTCCGAACGGGGCGAACATCACAGCGCGCGTCGTGGACATCACCTCGCCAGCATCACCGGTCGTGCTCGCTGACAACACGGTGCACACCGCCAACCTCCCGGTCAGCACCGCGTTCCTCGTCGCTCATGCCGAGTCCCGAACGAACGCAGCGAGTGCGGTCGCGATCGCGCTCAACCGCATCTACGTCGAGAGCGACTACTGAGGCCCGGTCGTGGCGATCCTTCTCGAGAACGCTGACCGACTGCTGCTGGAGGACGGCAGCTTCGCGCTGCTGGAAAGCGACACCGGCCTCGTTGCCACGGTGCTCCCGGCTGCAGTCGGTTGCAGCGTCGGTACGCAGGCGCCTGCGCTGATCGTTTCGATCGCGCCTGCTGCGGTGGGCGTGGAGGCCGGGTGCCAGGCGTTCCCGAACAACGCGTTTCGCATCACCGGGCAAGAAGACGCGGTGCAGCTGGCGACGCGCACGAACCCAACGAACGCTTTCATCATCGGCTGGGTCAAGCTGTCGGCCGACCGCAACGCCTACTCGTGCGTCTTCTCGTTCGAGAACGGCGGAAGCTTCGTCGAGCTGATCACGGCTCCCGACGGCGTGACGCTGCAGGTGTTCGACGGTTTCGGTCTGCAAGGCACGCTCGGCGTGCTGGTCGTCGGCACCTGGTACAAGGTTGGCCTGTGGGTTGGCACCACCACGTTCAAGGCCTGGCTCGGGACCGAAGGCACGCCCGGTGTCACCGAGACAACGGGAACGTGCACGCCTGCAGGGACGCTCGCCTACCAAGGGATCGGGACCACCGCTGGCGACCCGGCTGGTGAGTGGTGGAACGGTCTGTTCTCGCGCGTGCGAGCGGGCAACGGAGCGATCACCGAGACCGAGGTCGAGGCCGAGTTCACGAGCGAGACGCCGATTCACGCAGGCATCATCGGCTCTTGGTTCCCCAGGAACATGACGGCTGCCGGTGCGCTGACCGCGCAGACCGGGGCTGATCTCGTCGACGGAGCGGGCTCGGGCTCGCCCGCGTACACCGTCGAAGCGGCTCCGACGCTCGACCCGTTCAGCGGAGGTGGATCGCTCAACATCACCCCGGCAGTGATGGGCGTCGTCACCGGGTCACAGGCCCCGGTCCTGCTCGTCGTTGTCACGCCTGGCACCGCTGGAGTCACCACCGGAACGCAGGCCCCGACGCTGTCGACGTCGGTCGCGGTGGCATCGACGGGTGTGGTGGTCGGCACGCAGGCGCCCAACCTCACGAGCACCGTCTCGCCGACGTCAACCGGTGTCGCGTGCGGAACGCAGGCCCCGTCGATCCTCGCCCGGGTACTCCCTGCGTCGATGGGCGTCGGCACCGGAACGCAGGCGCTGCAGCTGCTCGCACTCGCCAGCGTCGGAACCGCAGGCGTGTCGACCGGGACGCAGGCGCCCACGATCGGCGCCACCTCCTTCGTCACCCCGGCCGCGCTCGGAGTACTCGTCGGGACGCAGCTGCCGATCGCTGGAAGCTCGGTGCTCGTCGGCACCACCGGTGTCGCCACCGGCAGCCAGGCGCCGATCCTCTCGGCCTCCATCGGCATCGGCACCACCGGCGCAGCCGTCGGCACGCAGGCGCCGCTCCTGCGCGCGTCGATCTCCGTCTCGAGCGCAGGAGTACTCGTCGGCACGCAGACGCCGAGCGCCTCGACGTCGGTGGCAGTCGGGACCAGCGGAGTACTCGTCGGGACGCAGGCACCGGTGATCGGCATGTCGATCGCGCCGAGCGCGACCGGGGTGCTCGTCGGCACGCGTGCGCTGTCGACCCTGAACGCGGTGCTCCCGTCGTCGACCGGTGTCGCCTCGAGCACCTGGGCTCCGCTGCTTCGCTCGTCGATCGCTGTCGGTGCGACCGGGGTGCTCGTCGGCACGTGGCCTGCGCAGGTGCCGATCACCGTCGTCTCGCCGACGTCGCTCGGCGTGGATCTCGGCGCCTGGGCTCCGTCGTCCTCGAGCGCGCTGCTCCTCGAACCCGTCGGCTGCATCGTCGACGCCTGGACCCTCGGCCAGCCGCTGCGCTTCCGAGGCGCGTTCGGCTCCGGGCTCCGAGCCGCGCGCCGCACCGTCTCGCGGGTGTAGGGTTGGGGCCATGGCCCTCACCGACAAGAACGCCTTCTGCACGCTCGCCGACCTGAAGGACGAGCTGGGCATCACCGACTCGTCGCAGGACGCGCGGCTGGAACGCCGCATCCTCGTCGCCAGCGACATGATCGAGCGCTTCCTGAACCGCCCGGTGCGCCGCGAGGTCAACCGCATCGAGTACCTGCCTGGCTACGGCGGCGCGAGCCTGCTCCCCAGCCTCACGCCGATCGAGTCGATCGGCTCGATCGAGATGGACGGCGAGGTCATCCCTCCTGACGCCTACGAGATCACGAGCAACAAGTCGTTCATCTTCTCGTCGACCGGCTGGGAATGGACGGCGCTCGGGCTGCAGACCATCTCGCGCGAGCTCGTGATGGTTCCCGGTACGGAGCGCGAAGCGTTCAAGGTGACCTTCACCGGCGGCTGGTGCCTCCCCAACGACACCACGCAGGCCGGGACGCTGCTGCCGGTGGCGATCACCGAGGCGTGCCTCCAACTGGCGACGACGCTCCACCTGCAGCGCGGGACGAACCGGGCGATCGCAGCCGAGGCCGTCGGCGAGGCGTCGGTGCAGATGCGCGCAGACACCGAGGGGAGCGTCTCGAACGGCATCCCGGCCGGGATCGCGTCGATGCTCTCGGCCTTCAAGCGGGCGGTGTGACCATGAGCCTGATCAACATCGCAGCCAGGCTGACGGAGTCGATCACGTACAAGCGACCGACGTCGCACACCTCGTTCGGTGACTCCGTGCTCGGCGCCGCTGTCGTGGTGCCTGCGCGCATCGAGCGCGGGCTGCTGAACTCGCCCGACAACGAAGGCCGCAAGACGGACGACGACACGCTCATCTTCACGCTCGTCGAGCTTCGTCCGTCGGACATGATCTGGCTGCCCGAGGCCGACACCGGAGACGCGAACGACGGGAGGCTCGTCACCAGCGTGGAGCGTCGCAAGGCGCTCGACGGAACCACCACGCACTACGTCTCGAGGATCGGGTGATCGAGCTCCGACTCGAGGGCGCCGAGCAGGTTCGCGCTTCGATCCGGGAGATGGCGAAGCGGTACCCGCGCGCGATGGCAGGCGCCGTCTACAAGCTCGGGATCGCGATCTTCTCCGACGCGCTGCCACGCGTTCCGGTCGAGTTCGGAGTACTGCGCGCGAGCGGATACGTCGCGCCACCACAAGGCGAAGGCCTCGAGGCCGACGTCGAGCTCGGCTTCGGCACCGAGTACGCGGTCCCCCAGCACGAGCGCCTGGACTACAAACACCCGCGCGGAGGCGAGGCGAAGTACCTCGAGCGCGCAGTGAGTTCGGTTGCGCCGCGCGCGCTGTCGCTGCTGTCGAAGTGGGCGATCGAACTCGCTGCGTCCGACGCTCGCTGGGGGCTCCAAGGAGGTGTGAACACCCGGCCGAAGGTCGGGAACTCGAACCGCCACAAGTCGCGGTCGCAGAGCGCGCGTCTCAAGAAGGCCGCTGCGAACGTGCGCAGACGCACCGGCCGTTGATACGGTGCCTGCATGTACCCAGCTGGCGACGTCGCGACGCTTCTCGCAGGCTCGATCGTGCTCCCGACACCGCCCGGTGGAGGCCCGATCGTTCTCACGCACGCGGCCGACGGGAACCTCCTTGTTGGTCCGGTGCGCCCGGTGATCGGCACCGTCGGGCAGCTGGGCGTCTTCGTCCTACAGACCGGTGGGCGCCAGCCGCTCCCGTACATGGGGCAGGACGAGTCGTTTCACGTCTCGCGCGTGCAGGTCACGGTGCGCTCGCAGGTCAACGCGTTCGCCGAGGGGGAAGCCCTTGCTCGAGCGCTCCACGCGAAGACGCACGCGCACGCCCCGACCGGGTACACGTACTGCCTCGCGTCGGAGTCGGAGCCGCTCTACATCGGGACCGACGAGGAGAACGCGCACCGCTTCGTCTTCAACCTGGACCTCGGACACCGCAGGTGAGGTGACAACGAGGGTCGCTTCGCAGAGGATGGTCGCGCTCACTTCTTCGGAGGCTTCACCATGGCTCTCGCAGGACACCCCGTCGTCGCGTACCTGAAGGCTTCGGCCAGCGCTGCAATCGCTGGCGACGAGGTCAACGGCCTGAACAACGTCGGCTACTCGCCGACCGTCGACCTGCTCGACGTCACCGACTTCCAGGACACCACCGGTTTCAAGCTCAAGCTGGCCGGTCTGAAGGACGGGTCGATCTCGCTGTCCGGTGACTACGAGCCGACCGACGCGCCGCAGGGGCTCATCCCGTCGTCGTGGTCCTCGGGCGCCTCGGTGTGGTGCACGCTGCACTTCAACCCGTCGGGCTCCGCGTCGACGAAGGGCTTCCAGGTCGAGTGCAAGGTGGAGAGCTTCGAGATCACCGCTGCGGTCGATGGCAAGGTGGAGTTCTCGTGCTCGCTGCAGTTCACCGGCGCTCCGGTCGCGGTCTGATCGCTTCCCCATGAGGACAGCGCTGGCGCTGCAGCACACGGGCGCCAGCGCGCTTCTCTCTTCCGCAGGAGACGACGATGGCTCTCGCAGGACACGCAACGAGGCTGAAGGTCAGCGGCGCAGCCGTCCCTGTCACCGGGGAGGCGTGCACGTCACTCGGTGGTGGCGTGTACCAGGTGACGAACACCGCGCGGCGCATCATCGATCGCTCGGCCGCAGTCGTGGTGAAGGACACCGGGACGCCCGTCAGCGCGACGCTCTGGTCCTTCGACTATCTCTTCGGGAAGGTCACCTTCAGCGGCTACTCGCCGACCGGCGCAGTCACGGTTGACGCGTCGTACCTCCCGGTCGCGACCATCGCCGAGGTGAAAAGCTTCTCGCTGCAGGCCGGGGGCGACCTCGCCGACCGCACCACGTTCGACAGCGCGGGCGTGCGCCAGCGACAGGCGACGCTGCGAGATGCGTCGGGCTCATTCGTGATGCTCTCGAGCCCGCTCGACGACATCGACCCGGTCACCGGAGGGACGCAGTCACTGCACGCGGTGCTCGTCGGTGGCACTCCGAAGCTGCTCGAGACGCTGTTCGGCACGCAGTACCTCCGGCAGTGGGTGCTCCTCGAGGGCATCGAGGTCAGCGCCTCCGTCGACGGGCTCGTGGAGTCGACCGTCAGCTACCAGACCGCGCCTGCTGGTTCCGGAGCGGCGCTCGGCTTCGGCACCTGAAGCAACACCCCCGCTGCAGGCGCTGCCCTCGGCGTCGACGCTGGCCAGGGGCAGGTGGTTCGACTCCACCGGTGGGGGCTCACCCGTAGCACCCGAAGAGGCCCGACATGACGACGCAGATCTCCTACCCGAACCGAGCCGCAGCCCTCCGCGCGAAGCTGCTCGGCCAGCCTGTCGCTCCGAACTCATCGTTCATGATCGACGGCGAGACGTTCCACGTGCGGCACCCGGTGATCGCCGACCGACAGAAGATGCTCGACCTCGCGGGCGTGAAGCCGAAGGCGCCGCAGCGCGGAAAGAAGGACGAGGAGATCGAGCTGGGTGACATCCCGATGGACGCCCTGATGGCTGCCGCGTGCGTGCTGCTCGCGGTCGACGAGGTCGGGAACCCGCTCTTCACCCCGGCCGACATCGAAGCGATTCGCCAGGCTCCCGTCGGTGGGTGGCTCGAGCAGCTGTCGCAGCGGTGCCTTCGCGCGCTCAACGGAGGCACCTCCGAGGGGGAAGGGTAAAGCGCAGCCCCCGCGCGAGGTTCCATTACTTCCTCGCGTTGAAGCTGCGCACCACGGTACGCGCCCTCGAGCGCGAACTCACGATCGACGAAGAGCAGGGGTGGCTGACCTACTTCCAGCTCGAGGCCGAGGACCGGAAGCGCGCGCTGGACGAAGCGAAGCAGCGCGGCAGGAAGCGAGGCTCAAGGGCCTGAGATAGGGTCGGCATCATGTCGACCCAAAACCTCGGGACCCTCTACGTCCGGCTGAACGCTGACTCCAAGGCGTTCGTGAAGGGCATGGCCTCCGCGTCGGAGAAGCTCGAGAAGTTCGCGAAGGAGACGAAGAAGCTCGCGAACGAGGTCGCGGGCGTGAGCGGGACGCTGCTGGCGCTCGGGGGCGCCGCAGTGAAGCTCGCTGCAGACGTCGACAGCCGCGCCGCTGCCTCCATGCAGCGCCTCACGAAGTCGACGCAGCTGCTCGCGGTGCAGGTGTCCGACATCCTGGCGCCCGCTGTCGAGAGCCTCTCGAGCACGTTCCGACGCGCGGCCGATTGGGTCGCTAGCCTCGACCCGGAGACGAAGAAGCAGATCGCGTCGTGGGCGATCTTCGTCGCGCAGCTGGCCGTCGCTGCGAAGGTGCTCGCGACCGTCGCGTCTCTCGTCGACGGAGTCGCTGGCGCGTTCGGCGCGCTGTTCAAGGCGATCGCTGCCGTCGGTGTCGGTCCGATCCTCGGGATCGTTGCGGCGCTCGCTGCCGTCGCTGCGATCGTCGTGGTGGTGCACCGGGCCTGGCGGAAGAATTGGGGTGGCATCCAGGAGGTCACGCAGGAGGCGCTCGCGAACATCGGGAAGGCCGTCGAGTGGCTTGCCGATGCGTTCCGGTCGATGTGGAAGTTCGTTCTCCGTGGTGCGGAGAACGCGGTGGCTGCGCTGCTCGGTGTCGTCGACGCGATCCAGCGCGTCACCGGAAAGCAGCTGGTCGACACCGATGCGCTGCGCGAGGGCTTCTCCGGGCTGTTCAAGGATCTGCAGAGCGGGCAGTTCTTCGTCGGCGCGCTGCAGTTCACCAAGAGCGTCGCCTCCGACGTCGCGTCAACGGTCGCGGAGGAGGTGGCGATCATCAAGGCCGAGATCATGGGGGCGCTCGGTGGTGCTGGCGGGAAGCGCGGCGCGGCGCGGCAGCCGTCGATGCCTGGCAAGGCGCTCGCGAAGGAGCAGAAGATCGACTGGCGCGCCGATGCGGCAGAGGCCGAAGCGGCAGCTGCGAAGCTCGCCAGCGAGCTCAACGACGCGTCTCGAGACCTGTGGGACGAGCGCGCTGCGTTCGAGACGAAGGCGTTTGAGGACTACAAGGCAGCGCGCGACGCTGCGAACGACGCCTATTGGAAGGATGTTGACCAGCAGGTCGCGAACGCCAAGGAGTCACAGGAGGTCGCGCAGAAGCAGCGCGACAAGGTGAAGGCGACGCTCGGGATCGTGCTCGACGGGATGGGGGCTCTTGGAACGACGGTGAACGCCATCATGCAGGGCATGCAGAGCGGCGGTGTGTGGGGCGCCCTCATCGCTGCGATCATGGAGGTGTTCAAGCGCATGGAGTCGTTCCAGCAGATGCTGCGGATCTTCGAGTACGGGCTGCAGCGCCTGGGGCAGATGCTCGAGCCGCTCTTTGGACCCATCTTCAAGCTCATCGGTGACGCGACAGCGATGGGTACCGAGATCCTCGTTCCGCTCTTCGAAGCGTTGCAGCCGCTGTTCGAGGCGATCGCCTCCGCGCTGAAGGACACGCTCCCGTTCCTCGTGCTGCTCGGGTTCCTGTTCAAGGCCTTCGCCCCCATCATCAAAGCCATCGCGACGATCCTCGGGGCGGTGCTGAAGGTGCTGCAGCCGGTGCTGAAGTTCCTCTTCGAGATCGCGAAGGTCGTGCTGCTGGTGATCCTCACGATCATCAACGCGATCATCGAGATCTGGAACGGCCTGATCGACGCGATCGCCGAGATCGTGAAGGCTGTGGTGGACATCTTCACGCTCGGGCAGGGAGGCGCGGCCGTCGCTGCGGACATCCGCAAGGCGAAGGCGCAGGATCTCCGAGGCGACATCGCCGAGCTCCAGCAGCTGACGTGGGATCAGGCGCAGGCGACCGTCGCGAACACCGGCGCAACGTGGGACGCGGCTGCCGCGAACACCGAGGCTGCCAACAGCGCGCGCGATGTGGCGGAGTCGCTCGCCAACGTCCCGAGCGGATACAAGGTCGCGCTCGCTCGCTACGACGCCGCGCAGGCCGAGTCGGCTTACGCGCAGGTCGTGAGCGGTGGTGGCGCTGCTGCTGGTGGTGGCTCGTCGACGACGACAGTGATCAATGGCGACGTCAACGTGAGCAGCGAGGCGGAAGACACCGAGACGCTGATCGAGGACATTCGCAAGGAGCGCGCGCGAGAGCGTGCGCAGCGGAACGGCAACCCGGCTGACCCAAGAGACTGACCATGACGATGCTTCAGATCGAAGGCCTCCACATTCCGGTGCTCATCGACTCGTTGTCGATCGGTGGCGAGATGGTCGGCAACGCGACGAGGAACCAGCGAGGGCACCGGCTGCTCGACCGTCGACGACAGAAGCTGATGCTCGACTTCACGATCGCTCCGAAGCCGCTACCATGGGCGATGCTCTACCGCGCGCTGGTGCTCGGCGAAGGGGAGTTCTTCGACACGCAGTCGATCTACGGCAGCAAGGGCTACCAGCTGTCCGGGTCTGGCTCGATCAACCTCTCGGGCTCCGGACACAACCCGGTGCTCACGAACCCCTGCTGGGACCTCGGTGTGGGGCTCTCGCTCGTCGTGCCTGGCGACTTCTACAACCAGAGCGCGGTGGCCTCCGGTGCGAAGACGGGAGCCTTCGGAGCATCGATGATCGCGTGGAGGTACGACACCGCGAACGCGGAGTATCGCGCCGTCGGCTTCTCCTGGCGCCGCTACGACTCGACCTCGACGGTGAAGCGCGAGGCGCTCGCTGGTGGTTCCGGCATCAACGAGCTCGGCACACCGCAAGCGTTCACCGGGAACGAGAGCTTCAGCGTGAACGCGTCGACGGGTGCGCTGACCATCCTGTCGATGGACCTCGACCCGCTGCAGTACTCGCAGATCCGGGTGATCCCTTGGTACCTGCAGGCCGCGCAGATCGACGCGCTGCTGACCGCGCGGAACCTGATCACGACCACGTTCCCGAAGCTCCCGAAGGTCTACGTCGAGACCGACCTCCTTCCGAACGGAAACGCGTTCGCGCCTGCGACGCTCGGGAACTCGGTGCTCATCTGTCACGGGGAGGTCGACACCATGGCCGTTCAGCCGACGATGCAGAGCACCGGCTTCGACCCGACCACCACCGGGATGTCCGCTCGCCTCATTGAGGTCTGACCCATGATCACCAAGCCAGCGCTCGCACAGGCCATCCTCTCGAACCCGTCACACACCGCGCGCGTGCGCGTGTCGGTGGCTGATGCTCTCGGCGATCTGCAGGTGCTCGAGCCGAGCATCGCCTTCTCGAGCGACCAGACCGACGCGACGATCTCGGCCGAGATCTCCGAGGACGTCGACACGCACCCTACGGCGAAGGTCGTGCTGCAGCGCCAAGACGGAGCGTGGTCGTGGGCGCCAGGTGTGACGACCGGGAACCCGCTCGCTGCTGCTGGTCCTGCGATCGACGTGAAGCGCGCGATCCAGATCGAGATGCTTGTCGAAGGAGCCGACGGAGGCCCCGAGGGCGCTCCGGTGACGATCTTCTCCGGGACGATCGACGAGGTGAACTGGACCACCGACCAGATCGAGATCAACGCGAGCGACCTAATGATCGCTGCGTGCCGAGACACGTTCATCGAGTGGGAGCGCGTGTACGGCCTCTGCACCGGTGGGTTCGCGACGAGGGGGGCCTACGTCTGGCGCGATCAGGCCGACGCGAAGCAGCTCGAGGTAGGTGACCTGGTGCTGCCATCGAAGCTGAACGCGAATGGCCACTTCTACCGGGTGACCGCGAAGACCTCGGCGCAGGCCGTCGCTGAGCCAGCCTGGCCGACCGGTGGTGGTGCAACCGTGGTGAGCGGTGGCGTGACGCTGACGGAGAGCGGGTCGACGAGCACCACAGGAACGGCCGTCGAGACGATCATGCAGCAGATCCTCGACGACAACGGGCTTTCGTGGATCTCGCTGTACACCCCGACCTCGCCCTCATGGAACGTGCGCCCGTACAAGCAACAGCGCGAGTCGGTGCTGAGCGCGCTCGAGACGCTCGTCGAGCAGCTGGGGTGGTCGCTGCGCGTCGTCTACGACAACGGCACCAGCGCGCTGCGCCTGAAGTTCTTCGTCCCTCCCCGGAGCGCCTCGAGCGCTGTGAAGACGATCGCAGTCGACGAGGAGATCAGCATCGACGACACGTCGAAGTCGCTCGGCGAGATCCGCAACGTCGTGCGCGTGATCTACGGAGACGCGACGACGCCCGATGCCGACGGCGCGCCGATTCGACGGCTGCTCGAGTTCTCCGATGCCGCGTCGATCACGAAGTACGGCCGACGCTTCATGGAGATCTCCGAGGCCGACGCGTCGAACATCGACACCTCGAGCGAGGCAACGACGCTCGGGCAGGCCGCGCTCGCCGACCTGAAGGATCCGATCGTCTCGGTGGCGATCACGATCGCGAGCGACCCATACCTGCAGCTGGATGACCTGGTGACGCTGCAGGCCGACGGGCTGCACTTCTCGAGCAACCAGACCCTGGCGATCGCTGGCATCGCGAACTCGGTCGACGAGAAGGGCGCGACGACGAAGCTGCGCCTGCGCGCGGCGCCGAGCTCAGGCGTGCTCACCTGGCTCGGGAAGGACACGCGCATCGCCGAGCAACACGACATCATCGACACCGGGATCCCGTATGGGAACACCGTGATCGGCGCGATCATCGGTGGCGCTCGGTTCGCGGTGTCCGGGAACCAAGTCGACGCGAAGCGCTTCGCCGAGCACTACGAGATCCACGTGAGCGAGACGAACCTCTTCACCCCGGACTCGACGACGCTGAAGGTGAGCGGGCCTGGGCGCCAGTTCGAGGTAGCGAACCTCGTTCCGGGGAAGAGCTACTACCAGCGCTTCATCCCGTACACGTTCAACGCGTCGAAGAAGATCCGAGGCGCGCCGAGCGTGCAGCAGTCGTTCATCGCTGGGCGAGCGAAGGCTGGGCACTACGACTCGCTGGTGAGCCAGGGCCACTATCCGCTGAACGGCAACTTCGAGCACGCGTCGGATGATCTCGAGTTCGCGCCGTTCGACCACTGGAACGTCACGAGCGGCACCTGGGGACCGACCGGTGACATGGAGCACGGGACCGATGCGACCTACGGGAACGTCCTCTCACTGCGCCAGACGGCCGGTGATCCTGGGCTGCGGAGCAACGCGTTCCCGGTGCGTCGCGCAGGTGGGCACTTCAACATCTACCTCTCGGTACGCCCGCAGGGGACGCTGACCGCGACGCGGCGCCTCAAGATGTACGTGCGGTTCTACCGGAAGAGCGACCTCTCCGACTCGCCGATCCTCTTCACGTACAACGTCCCGCACACCGTCGCTTCGCCTGGCTCGTGGGCAGTGCACGTCGTGAACTCCGAGTTCATCGGCACGCTCCCGAGCGACGTCAACTTCTGCACGATCGCGTTCGGCAAGGAGGATCTCTCGAGCGCGTATGGCTGGGACATCGGTGACGTCTTCTTCTGCGAGGCCGAGCAGGAGGACCTGTGGGCGCAGCGCCTCTTCGCGAAGGGGACGATCTACGGAGCAGGTACGACCACCGCACCGACGCTGTACGTCCCGGCCTGGACGGCTCCGACGTTCGCGACGAATTGGGGGAACGTCGCAGGAGCGTGGCAGGTGTGCGGCTACCTCAAAGACCCGCTGGGCTTCGTGCGGCTGCGAGGCATGCCGAAGGTGACGACCGGGACGCTCACCACCACGATCTTCACCTTGCCCGCTGGCTACCGCCCGAGCGCGAGCATCCAGTTCCCGTTGCGCATGGGTACCGGCGCTCTCAGCTACCTCGAGATCCGCACCGACGGGACCGTGCATTACGCGGGATCTGGCGGTGGCGTGCTCGCCGACGCGCAGTCGGGGCTTAGCCTCGAGGGCGTGAACTTCGACACGCGCTGACGCGAGGGATCGACAGCACGCAGGCGCCGCAGATAGTTTGGAGCCATGAGCGACACCGAGCAGCCCACCGCGTCAGACCTCATCTTCTCGAAGCTCAAGACGCTGGTGACCGACGTCCGACTTCTGCTGGTGGCGATCGTCGGGCTCTTCCTGACGGGCGTTACCGCGCTCGCCCAGGTGCAGACGGTCGCACGTGCCGAGGCGAAGCAGACCGTCGCTGGGCTCGATGCCTCGGTCGACGCGCTGAAGGCTCGTCTCGAGTCGCACGAGCAGGCCAGCCAGCTCACGCACCGACTTCTCAGTGACGAGGTGGTCGAGCTCAAAGACGAGACGAAGCAGACGCGGCAGCAGGTCGAAGGCCTGCGCGAAGATCTGCGTCGGCTGTTCCCGTCGCTCCCTCCGGTTGCGCGGGATGGAGGTACTCCGTGATCGCGCTCGAGCTTCTGGTGCGCCGGTTCGTCGGCTCGAAGGTGACGACCTTGGGAGGGTTGTACGTCGACCAGGTCTTCTGCTGCTACACGCTCGAGGACGTGGAGCGGATCGGCCTTCTGAAGGTCGCTGGCAAGACGGCTATCCCGCGCGGGCGGTACCGCGTCGAGCTCACGCACTCGCCGAAGTTCGGCCGCGTCATGCCGCTGATCTGGAATGTTGGAACGTCCGACGGCCGGAAGCTCGTCGTGGGTGACGGGAAGCAGTTCGAGGGCGTGCGCATTCACTCTGGCAACGATGCGGACGACACCGAGGGTTGCCTGTTGGTCGGCGATCGCCTAGCGCCCGGTCCTGACCGCATCCTCGACAGCCGGGTTGCGTTCGATCGGCTGTTCACGAAGCTCGAGGCCGCTTCGAAGCGCGGGGAGATCTGGCTGACGATCGAGGCCTCGCTGTGACGCTCCCAGCCTGGAGTAGGTGGGCGCTCGGCCTGGCGCTGCTCGTCGCAGCGTTCAGCGCTGGGCGCTTCACTGCTCCGGTGCGCGTCGAGACGAAGACGGAGTGGCGCGACATCTCGACGGAGGAACTCACGCGCGGCATGAACTTCACGCGCGTCGTCACGCGCACGATCACCAAGAACGTCGTCACCACGATCACCGACGCAGGCACAACGATCACTGACCTCTCGGTGGTGCGCGAAGGCGACGACACCCACGCGCGCGAGGACACCGCTGCGAAGCGCGTCGACTCGAGCACCGGGACAGCGACGCAGACCGCAACGGTTCGCCCTGACTGGCGCATCGGCGCGCTGGTGGGCGCCTCGTTGCGCGAGCCCGCGCTGCCGATCACCGGGCCTCTCGTCATCGGGGTGCAGGTCGAGCGGCGCATCGTCGGAGGCGTCTCCGTCGGAGCCTGGGCGAACACCGTGGGTGCGGCAGGTGGCGTGGTGAGCGTAGAGTTCTGACGATGACTCCGACCCTCCCCCGGTACCGCAGCGGCTGGCGCAGCACGAAGCTCCACCTCGCCCTGATCGCGATCGCGCTGTTGACGCTCGTCTTCGTCTTCGTGATCGCCCGCACCGGGGAGCCAACAGGCTTCGGCGAGTACTGCGTCGCGCTGTGCACGCTCGTCGCCAGCACGCAGGGCAGCCGGGTCGCGGAGTCGTTCGCGCAGCGCCCGAAGGCGCCCGCGCTCCAGCCCGAACAGCAGCCGTAACCCGACCAGCCAGAGGTGTCGGGGCGCTCAGCGCCGAAGAACTCTGGCAGCCGAGCGATGCCTCGGGCACACGCAGGCGCTCGGCCTGCGGGAGGGTGGGGGCGTTCGAGAGTGGGCGCCCCCACCCCGACGTCAGGTGATGGGGTGCTGCGGTCCCTTCGCCTCGACACCCGCGCGCAGCCGCGCACCAGGCACCGACGCGAGGGCATCGCGCACCAGCTGCTCGAGTCCTTCGATCGCCAGACCGTTGTTCAGGTGCGCGAAGGCGAACTGCAGCGCCAGCGCGCGCACCATGGTCGGCACCTCGACGTGGATCACCCGACCCGCTTGCAGCTGGGCGATCACCGACTGGAGCAGCTGCGCCAGCGCGGCGCCCTTCTCCCATGCCTCGGCCTCGTGGCTCGCCATCTCGTCGATCGTCATGCCGACACCTTCGCCTTCGCATTCGTTGCTCTGCACGAATTCATGCTTCCTCGTTGACTTCTGCCA